TACGGCTTTAAGGGAGGGTTCTCTACCTTCTCCGCAAGGCGCGAGCTTGCACTCGACCCACAATCCCGACAGCGCCACCGCTGGTAACGTCTAGTTTGTGTCACTAGATGGCCGTTCCTCTGCATTCTGGAGGAGCCGCATTTAGGACAAGCGATTACACCTTCCGGGTTCTGTTCAAAGAGCCCAATGTTTGGATGCCCCTTAATCAGGGGGAGTAGTTTATGGTAAGCCTCCTCAAGCATCTTAACGTCTTCCTTGCAGTGATCTACCACCTGTTTCATACAACGTTTGTTGCCGGCTATCGCCCTGATCCAGACCCCCTGGTCTATTGCGGTCTTTGACGCTGACAGCTTGAAGAACCTCTGTATGTTAGCCAGCCTGTTGCTGGACAGCTTCAGTTGATACCTGGATGTCCTCCACAGGTCCACATGAGGGACCTTTGAAGAGATCGGTTCCTTCCCATGGTACAGGAGCCGTGCTTGAAGGTACGGGATATCGAACCGGGCGCTGTACCACCCTGTCCACATGTCCGCCTCGTTTAAGGCATCTCTCATAGCTACACAGACACCGCTGTCGTCCATGATGTCCTTCTGCTTGTAGTCACTGAGTCGAAAGGTGTCTATCTTTCCCCCGTCCCATTTGATACAAGCGCATATTACGATGCCCCAATCAGCACTGAGGTTAGAACATTCTAGGTCTAAGTGCGCTATCTTCAATGGACATCCTCCCCTTCCCTAATGGGAAGAACAGGTGCCAGGACCCTATCAACCCCCTCGTCCAGGAAATCTTTGAGGGTCTCCCACAGTGCTTCTTCTCTCACGCAACCAGCGTTAGAGGCCATTTCATTTAGCACCCGCCTAAACAGATCCCTTTCGATAAGATTGTTATCGAGAATGGTTCTCATTAAGGTTACCGTAGAGCTCATGTGGAACTGGACCATAGCAATGAGGTCCTCGTCTTCTGTGTGAAAACTGTCTCGGTTCATTTGCGTTTACTCCTGTTGTCCATCTCTGTTAGCCGCAAGTACCCTTCCTGGAACCCCCGGAAGGCCCTGAAATTCTCCGCTGTTTCTACTGCCTTACCTACCTCAAATGCCCCTGTTTTCTTATCGAATCTAAGAATATAAGACATATCTATTTCCTTGTCGTACACCTCCTTTACGCACTGTGCATAAGCAGCGCACTGTATGTAGTAAGTGTTGTAGATCCTGGCGGAAGTCTTAAAGTCGACAACAGAGAACTCTCCATTCACGTTAGCTACTGCATCTATGGTTCCAGCGTAGTTGTGCTCCCTGCTATAGACCTTTTCTTCTGAAGAAATAAACTCTACGTCATTCTCCCTAACCCAGGCCCTGAAAGCGTTGATGGAGCTCTCAGCAGCTTCATTGTCAGGCATACCGGGGGCTTCACACCTCCCAAGTTTCCAGTTGATCGCCGCTTCGCAGTAATCATGCACCATTCTGCCCACCAGTAGAGCATCATCAGAAACTTCCCTGTAGGCTGTTTTGATGCACTTAACCATATCCTCCTGGGACAACGCAGCCTGTTCGAAAGCCTCGCAGTTCTTAACGAACCACTCTGCGCCCATCTTGACAGCCCACGGCATTAAAGCAGGTTTAGCGATAACGTTCAGCACAGTAGTGACAGACGGGACGTACTTGCCTTCCACATTGTAGTAATGCTTCTTTGGATCGAAGTCCAAGACTACTGTACTACCATCAGGGTAATTTATAGGTGTTGAAATCATTTTAGAAGGGTATGTCGCCTTTGTCAGCCGGCCTCTTGGTGTACCCAGGTGAAGGGGCGCTGTCTCTAGGCTCCTCGAGTTTTATCTTGAGGTAGTCTTTGCCGCTTTTACTGACGTTATGCCAGACGGCTACTCTGGTAGCCTTACCCCATGCTAGGCCCTTCCCAGTGTAGGATGGGGCTTTTGGGCTGGACTTCTCTTGAAGCCACACGGTTAATACATTGTCTTCTTGGTCATAGGATGATGCCATTTGGGTTCTCCGTTGCTGGTTTAACTCTTCCGAATGGTGAGCAGCTGACTGAGTATCCTCGTACTCCTGTAGCCACTCCTGCTCTGTTTGCATGAGGTCGTTCGAATTCATCAGAACGCCTTTTGCTCCGCTCGTACATTCGCTTGGATAGTCCTCCATACCTCTATCTTTGCCTCCGCTGCTGCACTCAGAAATCTGAGCCGTTCATCCTCTTCCACAGCCGCCCTTAACGCATCCAGGACAGTAAGATAGTCTGCGTGGCGTAGAGCCCATTGCTCTTTAGCCGCGACAGTCTCTTCAGGAGACAGATCAAACAGGAGGGCTTTCTTGCTCTTTCGAAACTGTTCAAGGTACACCCGCTCTGCTCGAGCCTTACCAATCTCCCCTGCGTTGTCTCTCAGGAAGTCTAAAGCACTCTCTACAGTTTGTTCGTCAATCATACAGCTCTTCTCCAAATAACGTTCGGTATCCGCCAGTGATATGCTGGTAGACGAGTTTACCAGAACTGAAGGCTTTGTCAAGCGTCTTGAAGATAAAATCTGGTTGCCAATCCAGTATGTCCTTATCCCCATTATGGGCCTTGGCGTGACAAGCGTGGCATAGAGGCATCGTTAGATAGTCATGGGCCTTCATGCTAGTACCACCTCCGCTATGCGGAGCCCACCTATGCTTTAGGTGGTGTGCTACGATAGTCTCATCCTCTAGGCCACAGTTTACGCAAGGTAGGGTAGCTACCCAGTTCAGGTAATCCCTACTCTGCCACCTCTTATGCTTGGGTATAGGCTTCACGCCATCAGGCCCACGCAGTTCTTCTGACCATTTGTCCATAACCTCCTCGAACTTAGATTTCGCAGGCATCTGCCGTACAGGCCAGCTCTTGGCTCCCTATTGTATTGTCCACCCCCTCCTCAAAAACAAAGTCTATCTCTTTGGGCATCTTGGTTATGAGATCTAAATAAGAGGCTTCATCCAGGTCCTCGTAAGGAGCTTGTTCATAAATGTGGCCATCGTCTGCGGAGGGTAGGAAGGAGATGCCATTTATTATACGGAAGTTCTCCCAGACCCACGCCCCTACTTGGGGCCACATCTTCTCCGGGACGTAACATGTCATGCTAGGCTTGTGCTCACACCAGTAGAGAGCAAACTTTTTCCACATAGCCAACTGCTCAATAGGACCTATTTCCTTCCTGGTCAAACCCTCTGACTTCATAGGGAAAGAAAATACCCAGGCTTCTGGGTTCGCCTTGTCCTCTTCATAAGGAACCCCCGCTTCAATCATCACATTAGCTAATGGGTCCTTCTTATCGTTTCGGACCCTCCGAATATAATAACGGTTGTAGGCGGGATGGATGCCCGAACTACAGGACGCGAGCTGACTCACCGTCCCAGACGGCTTCACACAAGTAACCGCAGTAGCCTGGTTTATGCCTAGCCGTTTAGCCCACTTCTTGTTTGTCTGCACGGCATGGTCTCGCAACAACGAAAGATCTGTCGGCGTACAGTTCAACAAGAAAAGCGAGTCATAGATGCCCGTGATGCTTACCCCAAGAAGACGCTCTTCTTCGCAGTTCTTTTTCCAGATGCTCCGTAGGTATCTAAAGTCGGTTAGACAGGATTGCAGGGTCCCCATAACAGTGGCGACCTCTATCTTTTTCTTTAAGGTGTCAAAAGTGTCTGACTTTGTGGCAACAACTTCTGAAAGATTGCAGAATTCTGCACTTCGAAGTACGATTTCGCTGCATGGATTTGTGCCGAACTCGTAGCCCCCCTCCCGTCTTTCGGGCAGCATTTCCCTACAGGCTTCACGATTGAAAAGTCCTCGCTCCCCGGAGCGACTCTCATAGATGGACAGCCACTCTCGGAGGTAAGCCCCCATATCCGGCTCTTCAGTATAACAGATTGAGTTGTTGGCGAGGGACCTTTGGGGGTTCTCGGTCCACCACTGACCGCTTTTAGCGGCTCTCATACGCTCGTCTGAATGATTAGACAGGCTTATCAGAGCTGTTCTTCGCACACCGCCTACAAGGACAGCTTCACCCTCGTAACAAATTAGGTCATGGACCTCGAGAGAGTTTAACTTTCTGCCAGAAGCGTTTTCAAAGATCCTGATGAAGTGCTTGAACATACGCTCAAGAGGCTCGGGCCCCGAGGCCCTTCCCCCGAAAACCCTCAAGGGAGCCCCTGCTTCACGCACATTAGAGGCGTCTATCTTGGGCACCTGCCCAGCGTAGAGAAGGCCCACAAGCTCCTTTAAGGCTTTCGCCCAACCGAGTTTCGAGTCACCCACTACTATGGTGGTATCAGTGGGATGAAACGCCTCGGCTACTTCTGGTAATTTAGCTATGTGTTGCCGCTCCACTGAAAAGCCGAGACCAGTTCCACAGAGCATGATGTACAGGGCTTCATCAAAGACACGCACATGGTCTACAGCGACATAAGCACAGTTGTAACCAGCGACATGATCCCTTTCCAGGGCTTTGCCGCTAGTCATAACTGCTCTCATTGACGGGAGCACAGTCTTATTGATCATGTGCTCCCGGATGAACCCTAGATTTACCTCACTATATTCAGAAAAGAACTTTATATACCTTTCCACTGTCTCAGGCCAAGTCTCTCTCCTTTTGTTTTCAGGCACATAGCGAGCATACCTGGATATAGCTATGTAATCTTGATATAGGCCCATCAGCCTGTATCAGACCCGCCGTAGCTCAGCGGATCGTCACCATTCTTGATGAGCTCCTCATGGTACGAACCGTCATCGTCTTGCCAGGCTCTGTACCGCTGCTTAACCAGCTTGCTACGCTCTATAATGGTTGGCTTCTCTTTGGTCCCAACCTCCCAAGTCCGTGGGGACATCCCGTACCCCCCCTTGAAGGGCTGTAGCACCTCCTCCAGTAAAGAAATAGGGTTGTCAATTCTTCGCATGATCATCTTCTCCTTCTCCAACAAGGATAGTCGGAGGGTTCTCTGTGTAAACAGCTACAACTGCTAGGACCCTTAAAAGGTCTTGCAGATCCATAAACGCATACATCTTGGTGCTGTATTTTTCCCCAAGCACCACAACAGGAAACAGACTCTCTTCTTTAGAGCCCTCAATAGCTTGATCAAGAGCGTCCTTCAGGAATTTCGAAATCTTCCGCCGGTACTTGCACTCAATCCCAAGGACAGGATGCAGAACGTCTAAGTGAGAGCGTCTGTCTGCAACAGGGATGCGCTCTCCTCCCGTGCGCTCGGCTACCCGCCGTTCGAACGCCTTCCAGGTTCTATCCATCTAATTCCTCATCGTCCATCTCAAGCATCTTTGGTCTATGGGTGGGAGTATACAACTGTAGACTTGGAGGGTCAAGGAACAGATCAATGTTGCACTCGGCCATGTCCCAATGGCGAGCTTTCGACACAGACAGGTACGCATCAGGATCGTCGGGGTCGTCAGGGTAGTAACGCTGAAGGAGCAGTACGTTATCAACGATATCAGCGAGTTCCCCTGCGCCCCTTATTGAAAAACGATCTATTTTATCCTTTATAGACATAGACTTACGAGCATGTGCTACCAGTAAGATGTGACAGTCCAGGTCTCGAGCTGTTTCAGCAATCATAGCCGCCACCTGCTTCTGTGCGTTGTAGTCGTCATTGGCTACCCCGGCAATTGTCATCAAACTGTCCACTAGAATGAATCTGGTCCCGTGATGGTCCAAACTATACCGAATGACAGCCATGAGGGTGTTCAGATCAACAGACCCCCTCTTGTCGAAGAAGTAGAGCCTCTCCCGGCTCCACGCAGAGAAGAGCAGGCCAAAGTCTATGTTGGGCTTAACCTCTAAGGAGGCTTGCCTCCAAAGCCTGATTAACTGAGAGCGCGGAGACATCTCGAGCGAGACAGACAGGCATTTCTCCCCTTGGGTCATTGCCTCTAAAAGGAATTGGCCACACAGGAGGCTTTTCCCTGATGAGTTGATCCCCGCGAGGATCGTACACTCGCCATTACGAAGCCTGAACTTCTCATCAAGAATTCCCCACGGGAGCTTAACCCCCTCGATCTCGTCACCTAGTATGTAGTGGTCAAGAACCTCTTTGGTAAATTCATTGGCGGATTTAACAGAACGATCAACTTCTACCTGAAGGTACGGAGCGAGCATTTCAGAAGTTATACTCTCCAAGATTTATCTCCCTGGCCACTTTGCCATCTGTCGTATTTGTCACGGAGGGCTTTAGGCACCCAAAAGTCATTCAGCCAGATGATTGCGCCACCCTTGTGGATTCCCATCAAGCCCCAAGACACAGAAGCATAACCTAAACCACCGGCACGGAGGTTAGCAGATTCCACTTCCACGGTAAAGTCTTCAAGAGGCACCTCACGCCCCAAGCGGTACGTCGAAATCTCAGGACCCGAATACTCAGAAGCATCGACGTATAGATTCCAGGCTTTCTGTAGGGCATGGTCCCGCTCATGCAGAGTAGGACCAATGTTCATAGCCTGGATAGAGGCTATATGATCGAGCATACGATTTAAGATAGTATCTATAGGCACGGCACCCTGAGCACGGAATTTAGCGTGAACCTCACGTTTGAGGTTCTTCAGCCTACGGAGTAGTAGGGGTAGGTCGGCACCAGGCATAAGCCTTCGTCTTCTTCTTTACACAGCTTTGTTTAGCCATAAGAGTCTCTATTGTATCACCCTCAAGTGATCAGCCAGATACCATTTTCCACCCTGTGATTCTGGCCTGTTTATTTCAGTCACACCTGCCAATTCTACCTCGCGCCACACTCGACCCTTGGTGGATAAATGCGGCGCTGAGGGCGCACTGGTTGCATGCCATTGTGGCCTGACAGCGAAACCCTTGGTGGGGTGGCTCTCGGCCTTGAGCCATACGCCTGGCTCAATACGTTGCCGCCTGTTGATGAACAATGGTCCAAGTGAGCCATCTTTTCTGATATTGAATAGCTTGTATGCTCTCATTGTTCCACCTCATATAGTAGGAATGACATTAAGATACGCTATATCCTCTTCTCTCTCCATTACTAGGGGGACCGTTCCTCTCCATTACTAAGATCACCTTTGCCACGGAGCATTATAAACACGAATCACAGAGAGCTGTCAACACCGCCTCTCAAGAGGACAGAAGATTCCCTATAAGCGGCTACAACTCCCATATAGGGTGACTCCGTTCCAATAACGTCTACAACTCCTCTCATAAGGTCAGTTAATTCAGACACGGCAAAAAACCCCTTGTTTTAGGCGCTATATTAGATAACACTTATGTAGAATGGCCTTATTTCCTATAGTATAGGGAGACTGTGTTCCGACAGGCACAATATCAAGGCTGGCATTCCTTGGATCGGTTAGAAAGATGCTACTGTTCAGATGCGCTGTGACGGGGGGCGCACTTAAAACGTGGGTTAAGTGATGTTGGTAAGATCCATGGTAACCCATGCCACGACAATCTCTGACAGTACCTAGCAACACAGGGTGATGGGCGCATATCACTATGCCCCGTCAGAAGACCACTGCGACTACACAAGGACCAATATTGTACCAATGGACGACAGCATCTGGCCAATAATCGGGCTAATAAGCCTGGTGTTCCTTCTGGCTATCTTTTGACCGACACAAAAGACACACAGAAGCACAGGCGAGCGCACAGGCGCATGCGTAACCTCGTTGCAAAGCACAGCACGGCACGGGGGGGACCTCATCCTTCTAGGAAAAACTATCACGAAAGAAAGAGACGTGAAAAAACAGTAGTATCGGACCCGGATACCTGGTAAACTGCCCTTTTTAAGGGAGAACCCAATGTATCATCTAACGGCTGTGACCAGCAATCGGAAAGTCGGCCGCATACCGGCGAGCACGTCAGGACGTGAAACATGCCCAAAAGACTGCCCTTTCTGCTATGCCAGGACCGGACCGCAGGCTCTACACTGGAACAAAGTTACTACGGGCGAGCGCGGCGTAACCTGGCGAGAATTCTGTGAGCAGATCAGGCGACTAGCACGGGCCACCTACTGGCGGCACAATGTAAGCGGCGACTTACCGCACAGTCTAGGTGAGATAATATGGGGCGCTATGCGCCGGCTAGTCTTGGCCAA